CTTGTTGATAGCACTGGTCTAAGCAAAACTACTCTTGGTGGTCAAACTACTTTGGGTATTGCTGCAGGTTCTGTTGATCTTGACCGCATTAAAGCTGGTGACATCATCAACCTTGCTGAGCAAGATGCAGGTTCTCCTGCTCCGGCTGATACCAGCATCTTTACTTCTAGTGCTGCTGCTAAGCGGTTTGATACCCTTGTTCAAACTGCCACTCCTAGCGGTAGCGATTATCAAGTAGGTAAGACCTGGCTCCAAAATGATGACGATCTTACGTTGTCTATTTGGAATGGTTCTGGTTGGACTGCTGTTAGCTCTGGTGGTACGTTCACCGAACAACCTAGCGTTGTTTATGTGGACCAAGCCTCTGGTGATAACGCTAACACTGGTCACCGTATCAGCACCCCTAAGGCAACTATCAAAGCTGCTATTGAGCAGATCAACGCCGAGATTGACACTGAAATTACCTCTGGTGGTTCTGGTTACGTCGAAGGTTCCTACAGCACTGTCGCTTTGACTGGTGGTAACGGTACTGGTTTGACTGCTGACATCACGGTTAATGCTTCTGGTGTTGTGTCTGCTGTCACGGTTAACAGTGCTGCTACCCTTGAGGATTACAGCATTGGTGACGTTCTGTCTGCCAGTAATACTGACCTTGGCGGTTCTGGTTCTGGTCTTCAGATCACTGTAACTGGTGATGGTGACGGACAGATTGTTATTGTGTCTGCTGGTGCTTATCCTGAAGCTGCACCTATCCAAATCAAGCGTCGTAACGTTTCGATTATTGGTCAGTCGCTGCGTAGCTGCATTGTACATCCTACCTCTGCAACTGAAACCAATACTCTGTTTGAACTGAACAGTGGTTCGTACATTTCTAGCCTGACACTTACTGGTGTTAAGGCTGGTACGGGTACTGGCAACACTCTTGACGCTACCCTGCCTACGACTCAAGGTTGGAACTTTGCATTCTATGAGGATGCATTTATTACCAAATCTCCGTACATCCAGAACTGTACTAACTTCTCGGATAGTGAGATTGAAAACAATCCAGCAAGTGCTAACTACCTAATCCATAACCCTGCTGGTGGTCAAGCTGGTGACACCGACTCCGCTCCTACTGGTGGTGGTTTGCTGGTTAACGGTGCTACGCCGCACGACGATAGTCCCCTGCGGTCTATGGTGGCTGATAGCTACACCCACGTTGCACTGAATGGTCCTGGTATCCTTGTTGTTAACAACGGTTACACCCAGATTACCAGTAGCTATGCATTCTTCAACAAGTATCACATTAAGTGTCTGACTGGTGGTCAGGCTAACCTGGCTGCTTCTACCACTGACTTTGGTGATCAAGCGTTGGTTGCTGATGGTCGTTCTACTGATGCTATCTTTAGCGCTGCCTTAAGCACTGGTATTACCAGCGGTGACATTACCTTTACCATTGATGCGCCTACTGCTGGTGCTTCTTGGCACGGTACTGCTACTCGTCCGGCTAACAACATGCTTGTCGATGTAGACGGTACTTTCTATCCTATTCTGTCTGCTGCTGCAAATGGGGGTGGATGGGACGTTACTATTAGCCGTCCTGATCCTACTAACCGTAGCAATAACCTTGGTATTGATGGTAATAAAACTACACCACTTACCATTAACTTCTACCTCCGTTCCCAGATCGCCTCTAGCGGTCACACAATGGAGTACGTCGGTTCTGGTACTAACTATACTGCACTGCCTGAGAACGGTGGTGTGCCAATTGAAGCTAATCAAGTCGTTGAATCTAACAACGGTAAGATTTGGACTGCTACTACCGATCACAACGGTAAGTTCAAGGTTGGTGACTTCTTTGAAGTAGATCAACAGCTTGGATATGTTACCATTCCTGAAGGTTCTATTGCTTTTGACTTACTGTCGGATCAGTCACCTCAACTTGGAGCTAATCTTGACGTAAACGGTAATTCAATCGTAAGTACATCTAACGGTAACATTGCTCTTACTCCAAATGGAACTGGAGTCATTCAACTTAATGCCACTACTACCGCTGGTTCAGTTCTTGTTACTGGCTCTGAATTGCGGGTTACTAGTGGGGCTCAAATTACATCCGCTGGAAATGAATCTATTGTAATCAACCCAAGTGGTACTGGTAATATTGTACTGGATGCAAATGTAGGGATTGGGACTACGAGTCCTAGTAGAAACTTGCATGTTCACGAAGGAAGCACTAGTGGTTCATATCTGCAACTTACTAATTCTTCAACAGGCACTACATCTGATGACGGTCTACAGATATTAGTTACTAGTACAGCTGGTTATATTATTCAACGTGAAAATGCTCCTTTAACATTCCAGACAAACAATACCGAACGCGCTCGCATCGACAGCTCTGGTCGCTTAGGTGTGGGGACTAGCAGCCCTAGCTATAGCTTACACGTCAAGGGATCTACAACAGGTGAGATTGCCGTTGATTCACCTTCCGGCAATGATTCGATCCTGCGTTTTCTTGAGAATGGTACAAGCGAGTGGAGCATTTATCATCCCACTGGAACGGGTGATTTACGTTTCTATGAGACGGGATCTGCTGCGCGAGTTACTTTTAAGGCTGGAGGCAACGTAGGGATTGGCACTACGAGTCCTACCAGGCGTTTACATGTAACTGCAAGTGATGGCGTACCACTTCAGTTGACCAGCACCAGTAACAGTGTATATATTTATTTTGCTAACTCAGTAAATAGTCAAGGCTATTTAGGGTATGAATCGTCGGCAATGACTTTTTATACTGCCAATAGCGAACGCGCCCGTATCGACAGCTCGGGACGCCTGTTAGTTGGCACGTCTAGTGCTGACAGCGTGGGCGGCGACTCGAACATCGGGTTTTATTTACGGAGTTCAAGCCTCAGCAAAGTTGCAGTTGTGCGTGGAACAGACGACACGGCGGGTGGTGAGCTAAGGCTGGGAAAATCAAGAGGTTCAGCCAATGAAGTGGTTCAGAATAATGACACTCTTGGGCGAATCCGCTTCTGCGGAGCTGATGGTACCGATTTAAATACGGACGGCGCTCGAATTGACGTTCAAGTAGACGGCACGCCAGGAGCGAATGATCTTCCGTCAAGATTAGTGTTCTCCACTACTGCCGCCACAGGGAGCAGCCCGACGGAGAGGGTTCGCATCAAGAGCAACGGTCAAACGGAGTTTTCTGGTGCTATCTTTGGTGATTACAATACTGCTAGCAGTGGTAACATCAACTTTGCTAGTGGTAACTTCTGGGAAATTGGTGGACAAGCTGTTCAAAACCCAACGAATGAACAACCCGGTTTGGCAGGTTTGCTGATTGCACAAAGCTCTGCTCCTACTAGTTTCACAACTCAGTGGAAGCATCCAGGTGGTACTTATACTGCTCCTACTGCGTTCCCCGCTGTTGCACCGTTTGTTGTTACAGCAGCTGACACGATTCTTGTTGGTAGTTGGACGGAGGGTATTGCCTAATGATTGGTAATTATTTTTGGGGTGGCGGAGGCGTCACCTCTTATCAAATCGAGCAGAGCTTGCGGTTTGATGGGACTGGGCGTCTAAGCAGAAGCATGGGTGCTGGAAGTAGGACAACTGCAACAATCAGTTGTTGGATTAAATCTGATTTTTACCGCACGTTTTTTATTGATGCCGCAGGTGGTTCTAGCAACAGCTTGGAAACCAGCATTTATATGAGTACGTCTTCTATTGGCGTGGGTAGGTATGACAGTTCATGGGGACAAGTCAATGGAAGCAATCGAGATCCTGCTGCTTGGTACCACGTTATGTGGGTTTTGGATACTAATAACTCAACAGGATCTGATCGCATCCGTGTTTATGTAAATGGTGTTAGGAGAACATTTAGCTTTAGCACTACCCCGTCTCAGGGGGAGAACTTAGGCTGGAACAACAGCGCTCCTGTTTATATCGGACACAGACAGCAGATTCCTACTTCTTCTGGTGATTACTACTGGGGATACCTTGCGGAGATGCATCACGTCGATGGCACCGCTTTAGACCCCACTGACTTCGGTGAGTTTGACGACAACGGTGTCTGGCGTCCGATTGAAGTAAGCGGACTGACTTATGGCACCAACGGCTTCTACCTAAAGTTTGACCCCAGTGCTACCAACGGCATCGGTCACGACCACAGCGGCAACGGCAATAACTTCACGCCTTCTGGCTTCACCACCTCCGGCACTGGTACGGACGTGATGAGCGACACGCCGACGACGAACTGGTGCACGTTGAATCCGCTGCACAAATCAGTGCTAGGCACAGTTACAGCAACGAACGGAAACCTTGACGTAAATCTCAACAGGTCCGCTGGAAACCCCTATGTTACTTCGACAATTGCAGCTCCACTTTCCGGCAAATGGTATTGGGAGGTTGTCCAATATGGTCAAAATGTAGGTGGCACCATGTACGGAGAAGTCGGCGTAATGGACATTGACACCAAAGCAGTCAATGTTTATGGAAAGCCGCTTAATTGTAGAGCGTATTTGTTATATAACGGGCAGAAAACTGACTTCACCACAACATCAAGCTATGGCAGCGCTGTTGGTCAAAACGTTGTTGTCGGGATTGCCCTTGACATGGACAACGGCAAGATTTGGTTTAGCAGAGCAGGTGTTTGGCAGGCAAGTGGAGATCCTGCCGCTGGCACCAATGCAGCCTTTACAAATATGGCTAATGTCCACTGGGGGGTTTTTGTTTCGATAGGTGGACAAAACAATGGTGACTTTAGGTTTAACTTTGGACAACACGACCTTACCTACACACCACCGACAGGGTTTTTACCGTTGAACACCGCCAACCTGCCCGCGCCGGACATTGCGGATGGGTCGGAGTATTTCAAGACAAAGCTTTATACGGGCGACGGTTCAACTGATAACCCAATAACAGGCGTAGGCTTCCAACCTGATTTTGTTTGGATCAAAGAAAGAAACGACAACGGATCCCACCAGTTATATGACGCTGTACGCGGCGCAACTAAGCGACTGGAAAGTAATAACAATACTGGTGAAACCACTATTACAAACGGTCTGAAATCGTTTGATCCAGATGGTTTTAGTCTTGGCAATTATTCCAACGGCAACCAGCTAAACATCACTCATGCATCTTGGAACTGGCTCGCAGCAAACGGCACCTCAACACCTTCTGGCGGTACAATCGCTAGCACGGTAAGCGCCAACCCCACCGCTGGGTTCTCAATTGTTAGTTATACAGGAACAGGTGTTAATGCCACCGTGGCGCATGGCTTGAATGTTGCGCCAAAGATGGTCATTGTCAGGAAAAGAAGCGCTGCTGGCGGCTGGATTGTTGGACACAGTTCTATAGGTTGGAATAATTACATTGCCATCGAGGATGGTGCGGCAGGCGCAAACTCGACTATTTGGCAAGACACCGCTCCAACATCGACAGTTTTTTCCGTTGGTACAAATACAACCGTCAACGGTAGCTCTGCAACGTTTATCGCCTACTGCTTTGCCGAAGTCGAAGGCTACAGCAAGTTCGGCAGCTACACCGGCAATGGAACTGACGAAGACGGTCCTTTCGTTTACACCGGCTTTGCGGTGTCTTGGCTGCTAGTAAAGAAATCTTCCGGTACTGGCGATTGGTACATCAGCGATAACAAGCGCAATACGTATAACGCCGTAACTGGCAGGATTGACGCTAATACCTCAGACATTGAAAACACCAATAATCCTTGGGTTGATTTTCTAAGTAACGGTTTTAAGATCCGTGACTACGACGGTTCTTGGAACGCTTCTGGCAGCACTTTTATCTACGCAGCCTTCGCTGAAAACCCATTCGGCGGCTCCGGTGTTTCGCCCGCTACCGCAAGATAACAACAACGAACAATTATGTCTTTTGAATTAAACGGTCAGCCTATTTATGCTGGCAGGTCGTTCGTTGATGCGGACGGCAACCAATACCCACGGAACTGGACCTACGTTCTTACTCAAGAACAAAAGGATGCTATTGGCATTACTTGGGTTCCTGA